AAAGAGGAGTAACACATGCCGGTCATTAGAGATAGATTAATTAAAGGTGATGCAAAATATGCCATTGACTATATCACAGAAGCACACGAGGCTTACAAATACTACATCAACAGATTTACATTTTTAGGTGATTCATACAACGGTGGTTATGATTATTTCATGGGCAGATACATGGAACCTTACTACTATGAATCAAGAGAAGAATACGAAAAAAGATTAAGAATGGTTCCATATGATAACCATGTGAAATCAATAGTGGGCATTTACAATTCATTCTTGTTTAGAAAACAACCAAAAAGAGATCTTGGCAGTTTAGAATCAGATCCCACAGTGACTAATTTTATGAAAGATGCTGACTTGGATGGCAGATCATTTAAATCTTTCATGCACGATGTTTCAATCAACGCAATGGTGTATGGCACAACATGGATCATATGTGACAAACCCAACACTCAAGTGAACACAAGAGCAGACGAACTAGATCAAGACATCAGACCTTATGTGTCAATGTTTACACCAGACAATGTGTTGGATTGGACATACTCAAGACAGCCCAACGGACACTATCAATTGACATATCTTAAAGTCAAAGAAGAAATTGTGGAAGATGCACAATTTGTGAGAGAATACACACCCACAGAAATCAATGTGTACAAACTGTATGGCAAAGATAGAAAAGGTGAATATGTGGAAAGCATTCCAAACGAATTGGGTCGTATTCCAGCAATTTGTGTGTATGCACAAAGAAGCAATGTGAGAGGAATTGGAATTTCAACTGTGGGCGATATCGCAGATATGTCCAAAGCCATATATGAAGAATTTTGTGAAGTACAAGAAATTATAAGATTAACAAATCATCCATCACTGGTCAAAACTGCTTCTGTTGAAGCGGCGGCAGGTGCTGGTGCAATCATACAAATGCCAGAGAACATGGATCCACAACTAAAGCCATTTCTTTTACAACCCAATGGATCATCAATTGATTCTGTGTTAAAAAGCATAGACAAAAAAGTAGAAGCCATAGACAGAATGGCTTGCTTGGGCGGAATCAGATCAGTAGAATCAAGAAGAATGAGTGGTGTTGGATTACAAACAGAATTCCAAATGTTAAATGCCAAATTGGCAGATTTTGCAGGCAATTTAGAATTGGCAGAAGAACAATTATGGAGATTTTATGCCATGTATCAAGGCACAGCATTTGATGGTGAAATTGAATATCCAAGATCTTTTTCAATACAAGACAAAGCCAATGACATTGTGATGTTGAAGATGGCTAAAGAATCGGCTCCAAATGATCCAATGATTGAGAAGAAATTAGACAAAATGATATTGGAAACTGTGACAGAACAAACTTATGAACAAGTAAAACAAGACATGGATGAATTGAATCAAAACAACGAAATGGTGCATCCTACTTTAAATGATCAAACCAAAGGACCACACATGAGAGAAATGATTATGCAAGGTTACACAGACGCACAAATTTTACAACTACATCCAGAATTGACACAACAGGATATTCAAGACACAAAACAAGCACTGTTGCAAGAAGGTCAGTAATGGCAGTCACATCCACAGCCATTGCAGGCGTTGTGGGGCAAAAGCCTTTCAAAAGAAAATTTAAACTAACCACAGGAGGAACCACTATGGCGACTAGAGGCAAAAAACAGTCTAGAGGCAAAACAATGTCTAAAGGCAAGAAGAAAAAGAACAAGCGATAATAAATAACAGCATTACTGTCATATGACAGGGAGGGCACTCAACTCATAACAAAAGAGGTAATATATGGACGCAGAAAACACAGCGGTAAAATCACAGGACACTGCACCTGTAAACCAACAGCAGGCAGATACACCAGTAACTGAAGAAACAAAGACTCAAACTTTTACGCAACAAGATTTAGATAAAATTGTGGCAGACAGAGTACAGAGGGAAAAGAGCAAATACGATAAAAAGTATGGCTCAATAGATGTTGATCACTACAACAAGTTGATTGAGAAAGAAGAAAAGACTCGACAGTCAGAGTTGGAAAAGAGAGGTGAATTCGAAAAATTGCTTCGCGAACAAGCGGAGAAATTCACAGGTAAAATCCAACAATATCAGTCTGAATTGACTTCTATCAAAGTTGATGGCACATTGTTAAGTGAGGCTTCAAATCTTAAAGCAGTGAATCCTACACAGGTATCACAATTGCTTAAAGCACAATTGAAGTTGAACGAAGCAGGCACAGTGGATGTGATAGACACCAAAACAGGTCAAGTGCGTTATAATGACAAAGGCGACCCAATACAAGTGAAAGACTTGGTATCAGAGTTTCTTCAATCAAACCCACACTTTGTTTCAGCAGGACCAAATGGTTCAGGCACAGGACAAGGCGCAGGCAAACAGAACAACATGGTGGACTCAGACATAAGCAAACTAAACATGAACAACCCAGAGCATCGTGAACAATACAAAAAGATCATGGCGCAAAAGGGAGTTCGTTTTTAACCATTAAAGGAGATAAAAAATGGCTAATGAAATAACAAGTACAGTAACATCAGAACTGTACACAAACATTGTCCAAGCCGCTCTATACACTTACTCAGAAGGTACAGTGATCAGACCGCTTGTTAGACAATACGACATGACAGGTACACCAGGACTAGTTTCTACTGTTCCCAAGTACCCAGCAGTGTCAGCCGCAGATTTGACTGAAAACACAGACATCCCAGACAACACTGCGTTCAACACAACAGAAGCAACTATCACAGCAGTAGAAAGAGGAGCAAAAGTTCTTTTAACTGATGTGGCTAAAGAAGCGGCACAAGAAGACATCGCGGCGGCAATTGGTAGACAATTGGGTGACGCAATGGCGAAAAAAGTGGACACAGACATTGCGGCACTATTCCCATCATTCTCAGGTAGAGTTGGTGCGGCAGGTGATGCAGTACAAATAGACACTGTATTCGACGCAATCGCAACTTTGAGAAATGCTAACGCACAAGGACAAGTTAATATTGTTCTTCATCCGTTCCAAACACTTGCTTTACAAAAGCAATTAACTGGATCAGCGGCGGCTAACATGACTTCACTTTCAGACTTGGGTAACCAGGCTTTAAGAACAGGTTTTGTTGGTACAATTGGTGGAGCGAATATTTTCTCTTCTACAACTGTAGGCAAAGACACTAACGATTCTGTATCAGGAACTGGCAACTATGTAGGTTTAGCATTTACATCAGATGCAATTGGTTTCATGATGAAAAGAAATGTTAGACTAGAAGTTGAAAGAGATGCTTCTTTAAGAGCAGAAGAAATTGTAGGTTCAATGAGTTATGGAACTGCGGAATTATTCGACGCTTACGGAGTTGGTATCTTAGGATCAGCAACTATATAATAAATATTGTATAACTTTAAGTTATACTCATATATTGAAAGGCCCTTCGGGGCCTTTCTTTTTACAGGCATTTCATATAAATAATCATATAAAGGCAAGTAGAACTTGCTAATTTTACAGGAAGGGAAGAACCCACAAATGGCCAGACTATTAACAATTTCAGACATACAAGACTACGAACCGGATATCCTTAATTACGGTGTACCAGACTTTGACGCAGAGATCACAAAAGCACAACAAGATGTGTTTAGACTGCTTCGTATAAGATGGTGGCCTACTCAGATGATAGGATTGTATGATGTTACTCACCTTGCAGGAGCAGATCAAGAACCAGTTGAATCATTATACACACCCAGCCAACTCACAAGAGCGGCAGTGTATCATTGTTTGGGTCATCACATCTATCCTAAATTAGCCAAGTTTGAACCCGACCAAGACATCTTTGAAAGAAAGATGATTCATTACAGACAAGAATTTGAAGGAGAATTTGATCTTGTACTGCGTGACGGCGTAGAATACGATAGAGATTCATCAGGCACAGTGAGTGATAGTGAAAAGACACCTACACATCATCTGCGCCTAAAGAGGTAGCAAATGTCAAACAGAGAATTAGCAATCAACAACATCATAGAAGTGTTAAAGGATATGGATCATCCTAAAGCCACATTTGTCACAAGAGAACCGTTTGATGTGTTAAAATTAGCCATCACACAGTTTCCTGCTGTGTTGGTAACCACAGGCAATGAATCAAGAGAAGATCATGCCATGGGCGGTGCAAGACGAGGCACAATACAGGTACAGATCAGAGGTTATGTGAGAGGCGATGGCAGAAGCAATCAAGTGATCACAGTGGATCAAAAAAGAAACGAATTGATTGAAAGAATAGAAGAAACATTGAACTCAGACAGAACAAGAGAATTATCAGTATTGAGGGCATCGACGACACACATCACCAGCATAGAAATAATTGATAGAACACCACCGTTGGGAGAATTTTTAGTCACAGCGGAAGTGAGATATTCATTTACTAAAGGAGCAACATAATGGATCAAAGCAAGTACACAAAAATGATTGACAACAACAACGAAACACAATTAGTGGAAGCAGACAGAGTTACAAGATTTCTTAATCAAGGTTGGCAGATTGTTAACCCGGATCAGAAACCATCACAGGATAAACCAAAAATAAAATTAGAAGTTATTCCCACAGTGATAAGCAAAAAGAAGTCTACTAAGAAAAAGAAAGAAATCTCAATTCAAGATGAAACTGCATATGACATCACAGATGAAATTGCATATGACATCGAAGATTTAGAATCAGATTTTCCTTCAGTAGATTACAACGACAACAACAACAACAACCATAAAGAGGAGAACTAAAAATGGCTACATTTACAGGCGAGTCGGGCACAGTAAAAGTGATCGACGCAAATGATTCTGCTGGTGGTTCAAATGTTGCGGAAATTCGTTCATGGACAGTGGATCACACAAAAGATGTTATCGAAGATACTGCAATGGGTGACGCGGCAAGAACTTACAAAGCAGGGTTACATCAATTTACAGGATCAATGGAAGTGATATATGATTCAGATCATACTTCAAACGCATATCATGCCTTTGATCCAGCAAATGACACAGCTCTAGCGGTAGAATTCTACCCAAATGAAACATCAGGTGAAAAGTTTTCAGGCAATGTGCTTGTGACTTCTGTTTCAAGAACAGCATCATTTGACGATTTAGTAACTGCGACTGTTAGTTTCCAAGGAACAGGTGCATTAACGACATCATCGGTATAAGGATAATGTTTAAGACTAGAGTCTTAAATGTTGACGCGGTGTTGACTGGGATAGAAAAAGAAATATCCAAAGTTGGCACCAAACTGAGCAACACCTTGTTGATTGAAGCCAAGAAATTGACTCCAATTAAACAAGGTAGAGCCAGAAGGGGGTGGCGAGTTGAACGACAAGGCACAAATACACATGTCGTCAACCGTGTACCTTACATAGGGTCATTAGAACGAGGGCGATCAACACAAGCACCAAACGGTATACTTAAACCCACGGTGCGTAATTTAAAAAATAGGAGAAAACTATATGAGTAATGTGTTAACAAAAGCAACATCGCACTTCAAAACAAAATTGAATGGCGAACTACAAAAGATTACTGTGCCAGAATGGGAAACAGATATCTATTACAAGAGTGCCCATTCGTTTGCTGTAGAATCAAAAATACTTGAACTACAACAACAAGGTAAAACAGTAGAAGCATTGGTTGAATCTGTGATTTCAAAAGCATTGGATCCAGATAAGAAACCAATCTTTACAAGATTTGACAAGAATACTTTATTAAATGAAGTTGACCCCGCTGTGTTAGTGCGTGTGGCAACTGCATTGAATAGTGCTATTTCCGAATACAAAACTGTGGAGGAAACAGCAAAAAACTAAAAGAGGACGCGGAACTTCTACACTTAATTCAGGTTGCTAAAACTTTGGGTAAAAGTGTAGAAGAGGTCACGCACTTCAGCGTCCTCGAGCTCCAACTTTGGAGTGCTTATTTTCAACTGGAGCGTGACCAAACAAAGAAGGTAATGGATAGTGGCCGATCAAGTAAAAATAGAACTAGTCGTCGTTGATAAAACATCTAAAGCATTAGGTGGAGTTAATAGACAACTTAAAGGTTTACAAACATCAGGACTTAAATTAAGCACAGTGCTTAAAGGTGCTGGTGTGGCTCTAGCCGCTATTGGAGTTGGCAGACTTATTAAAGGCATTGTTTCAACCACAGCAAGATTTGAAGATTTAAATGATGCTTTGGCATCTGTTACTGGATCAGCACAGTCAGGTGGTGAAGCATTTGATTTTATCAGCAAATTTGCTACTCAAACACAATTTGGTGTTGAAGACTTAACCACTACTTTCATCAAACTGAAAGCATCGGGTATAGAACCCACACAAGATTTATTAACATTGTTTACGGACACAGCGGCAGTTACAACTGACCAATTGGGTTCATTACAAGCAATCACCGATCTATTTGCTAGAACAACTTCAGGTGGATTGGGTCTTGAAGAATTAAACAGACTGGCAGATAGAGGTGTTCCGGTATTCAGAATACTTGAAGAACAATTAGGACTTGCTAGATTAGAAATATCCAATGTTGGTAAGACAGCAGAAGGATCTAAAAAAATTCTAAATGCACTAACTACAGGATTGAAAAAAGACTTTAGTGGTGCCACAGCGAGAGTGGTTGATAACTTATCTACTCAATTTTCAAACTTATCCATTGCACTTAAAACTTCAGCCAACGAGTTTGGTAAAGGACTTTCACCAGTCCTAAAAGAGTCAACTGCTGAACTTACAGCATTCATTGAAAACAACGAAGAAACAATTGCGGCATTGGGTAGACTGGGTGGAGTAATTCTACAAGGTGTTGTAAAACTGTTCATAGGATTTGCAGAAGCACTTGGTCACATTGTAATTGCTGGAGAAAAATTAATTGGATTCCTTAAAGATGTAAAAGAAGATACTGAAGATCTCAATGAAGATTTCAGCGGATTAAATTCTGATCTTATGATGACTGGAGAAGGATTCTCAGCATTGATTAAAGCAGGACCACCAGTTGTTAAACAATTAGGCGACATGCAGATGTCTACTGAGGAATTAGGCAACAGCGTGGCAGAGGCGGCAGAACAACAAGCCAACTTTGTGAATGCTATGGGTGACTACGAAGAGACTGGCAAGACAGTATTAGAAATACAAAAAGAATTAAATTTAGAACAAGCGGCATCCAACAGAGAAATTTATAGAGCTCAAGTAGGTTATAGAAAAACTGCTGAGGCTGTGAAGAAAGCAAACAAAGTGTTAGGCAACTATCAAGACCATTTAATAGAAATGGGCAAAAACTATACTGATATTGCTATTGCTACAGACACATTGATTGGTATGACAGATGCTTTTGCTTCAACGGCAGAATCGGCTTTGACTGATGTAATTTTAGGCACAAAAACTTTAAAAGCCGCATTGGGTGAAATTGGACAAGCCATATTGAGAGAATTAATAGGAGGCATGATTAGAATATTAGTGATTGCACCAATACTAAAAAAGATTGCAGATATATTTGGTGTGGACATGGTGGAAGGCACACTGAATCAGGTTAACGCACAGAAGAAATTAAATTCAGCACTCAAACAAGAAGTTGCATTGAGAGCAATTTTGATGTTAATGGGTGGAGGCGGAGGCGGTATTCCGTTCCTAGCAGAAGGTGGACCAGCCACAAGAGGACAACCTTATATTGTGGGAGAAGAAGGACCAGAATTGTTTGTGCCTAATCAATCAGGATCTGTAATTCCTAACAACTTAATGCCACAAGCCGCAAGTTCAACAGGCAACAATGCAGGCATGGGTGATGAAGTCACAGTGAACTTTAATATCAACACAGTGGATGCATCAGGATTTGATGAACTTCTAGTTGGAAGACGAAATACCATTGTGGGGATAATTAATCAAGCATTAACAAAAAGAGGCAAACAAGGAGTAACTGGCTAATGGCTTACATAGGATTTTTTAACGGACCAACTTCAGTATTATCAAATGTGGATCAAATTGGATTCAGATCAGTAAATTTTAAACAAAGAACACAAACAGTGGTCACCAAAACAATTTCAGGTAGATCCATAAGAACACAACAAGCCACAACACTGTGGGAAGGCACACTGGAATTTCCTACACTAACACACATAGAATTTAGACAGATACAAGGATTTGTGGCATTGGCACAAGGAGCATTCAACGAATTTGATATCATACTGCCCAACATATCATCAAGAACAGCAGGCGGTAGATTGCACAATCTTGCTGTAAAAGACGACACAGCGGCAGGTAGCACAACCATAGCGGCATATCAAACTGTGGACTCAGCAGGACAACCTATAAAAGGAGATGGAGATTCAGCAGGTTACACACCAGCAGATGACTTCACAATTATTAACATGGGTGACATCATAAGATTTGACAATCACAACAAAGTGTATATGTGTACCTCAGATATTACACCAGACACAGCAGGAGATTTTGATATTACTATACAACCAGCACTCACATCAGCAGTGATAGGTATGACTGACAAGGACAACAGTGATTATGCCACAATCACAGAAATCAATTATGATAATGTGGCATTCAGAATGGTGTTCAAAACAGATTCACAAGATTACAGATACAATGTGGATGGCACAGTGAGTTTTAGAGTAGATGTAGAAGAGGTGCTTTAATGACTAGAGAATTTTCAAGTTCTTTACAGACCTATCTAGCAGGCAACACTCTTATTGAAGTGTTTTTAGTTTCAATTCAAACAACCACGGGCACAAACTATTTTACTTCAGCACCTTATGATATCACATTTGATTCACAAACATATCAAGCACAGGGTGATTTCTTAACACTGTCAGAAGGACAAGAAACAGCAGAACTACAGATACATTCTGTCAACATAATTTTAAGTGCTGTGGATGTGACCAATGTGACCACATATGGTGTGAGCGGCATCATCAACAAAGATGTTGAAATACACAGAGCATATCTAGATCCAATCACATTACAATTACAAGGTGACAGTGCCGGCGATGCTGTGTTCCTAGCATTCAAAGGCAAGGTAGCAGGTTACCAAATCACCAACAATATAAACACAGCAGACATACAACTACAAGTTTCAAGTCAATTCATAAACTTTACAAGAAAAGCAGGACGCAGATCCAACCTTGTGAGTTTTCAAAGAGAACATCCAAACGATTATTCAATGCAGTATTCACACGAAACATTGACTGATATCTTTTGGGGTAGAAAAGGAATATAATGATTAGAGAGTGCATAATAGATGACATCAACAAACTGATTGAATGCGTTGATCTAATGCAAGAAGTTAATGATGTGCCCACATCAAATCAAGTGGACAAAAATTTTCTAATTGAAAATCTTAAAAAAGGCATTGTGTCTCCACAACACAAAATAATGATAAAAGAAACTGCAAACAAAATTGTGGCTTTTGCAATTGGTTCAGTGTCACAAAACATACACAACAACAAACTGTATGGAGAAATAACTTATATGTTTGTGCATCCAGAAATGATGAACCTATCAGTATCACAACAATTGTTTGATCAATTGGAAGAATGGTTTAAAGAACAACAGTGTCAATATCTTATAGCACTGCCCAGCATATGGAATGAAGATTACACTATGAATGAATTGATAGAACAAATAAAAAACTTTTACACAAAAAATTGTAATCTTGTGGGTTACACTTTTATCAAAGGATTGAAATGATAGATTTTAAAACAACCACATTGGAAGATTGTGCTAAACTTGCTGACAACATAGGCAACATGGACAAAAAAGAAATATTTTATGCCACAGGTTTAGAACCTTATCAAGGCATTGTGTTGTGTTATCAACTCAGCAAAGAAGATTGTGAAGTGGCATACAATGAACACAATCAAATATTAAGTATTCACGGAGTTATGGATCGCGGTACACATGGTGCACCTTGGATGTTGTTGAGTAAAGATGCCTACAAAAAAGCAGGTATAAGAACAGGCATGGTGGAAACAATTGATTGGGTCAATATAAAATTACAAAAATATGGCAGATTAAAAAATTACATCAGCGAAGAAAACACAAGAACAATTCGTTGGTTGAAATGTTTAGGATTTGACATAAAAGAAAAAATAGAAAATTATGGTTTTGCTAAAAAACCTTTTTACAAATTTGAAAGGTGTTCATAATGTGTTGTTGTTTTGATGCAGATACAGAAATTAAATTAGCAGGTGGTGAATCTAAAAAGATAAAAGACATCAAACCAGGTGATCAAGTGATTGGGTTGAACAATCGTATCAACACAGTGAAAAAGATAATGAAACCTATCAAACACTTTAGAAACTTGTATGCCATCAATAACGGCAAACACTTTACCACAGCAGAACACCCATTCAAAACACCTACAGGTTGGCACAGCATAAAACCTAAATTCAAATTGACAGATCCAGACACATGGGCAAATCTAGTGGATGACATAGAAGTGTCATGTAAAAAACTTAAAAAAGGCATGACTTTAGAAAACACATCAGGCAAGAAAAAAATAGAAAAAATTACCAAACAAAATAGATGGAGAGACTTTTTTAAATCAGTATACAATTTACAACTGGACGGTAATCACACATTTTATGCCAACAATTATCTTGTACACAACAAAGGCGGCCCAGGCGGCGGCTTTGGTAAAATTATTGGTGGAGTGGTCAGTGTGTTCAAAAAAACTGTGGGTAAAATATTTGATTTCTTAGGTGATGTGATTGGATTTGTATTCAAACCATTTGGTATTCCAGACATTCCAGATTTTTCAGCAGAAAATTCTGCATCAGGTGTAAAACTGCAAAAACCAGGAACCAATGTGGGTTTCCCAGTGGTGTACGGTTTTAGAAGATTGGGTTCAGTGCCTGTGTATGCAGAAACAAATGGTGCAGACAATCAAGATTTATATGTGGTGTATGCCATATGTGAAGGAGAAATAGAAGGCATCAGAAACATCAAAGTGGACGGCAACTCAATTGGTAATTCATCTGCTATCTACACAGCAGGACAACAACTGAATGGAGGTTATCCTTATGATGGCGGCAGAATGGTGTTTCAATGTTTTAACGGCACAGAAAATCAAACACAATCTTCATTAATGGCTGGGTCTGCAAGTTGGGGCAACAAACAGAGAACAATGCCAGGACTGGCATATGTGGCGGCAAGATTTAGATGGATAGCAAGTGATCAAGCAGAATCAGATCGTAATCCGTTTGGTGGCGGTATTCCTGCACTAGAATTTGATGTGTATGGTAAAAAAGTTTATGATTTAGCCACTCACTCAGGAGGTTTAGACTTATCAAATGATTATGCCAATCTTACAAAAACCTATTCAACCAACCCTGCCAATTGTTTGTTGGATATTTTAATGAATCCTAGATACGGAGCAGGTTATGATAAAAGTTTTATCAATGCAGATTCATTCAAAACAGTGGCTACCAAATTAAATCAAACAGTGGTGCATGATGCCAACGATCCTGCCAACTCCACAGCAAAAATTATAACCTGCAACGGTGTGTTGAACACAGAAGCAGAAATATTACAAAATGTTAAAAAGATTTTATCAGGTTGCAGAACCATGATGCCATTTGTGAAAGGTAGATACAAACTAAAAGTGGAAGATGGAGGTCATCCTACAGACATCACTTCAAGCACAGTGGCTATTGCATTTGATGTGACATCAGATCATATTGTGAGTGCAATTAATCTTTCAGGTGAATCAAAAGAATCCAAATACAATCAAGTGTTGGTGAATTACATAGATCCAGATGAAGAATTTTCATCACAACAAGAATTTTTTAACACCACAGGAGATCTAGCAATAGATGACAATGAAACACTCACAGGTGAATTTACATTTGACACCATGACCAACAGAGCCATGGCCAAAGACTTTGCTAGACTGATCTATCAAAAATCAAGAAATCAAAGAACAATAGCATTCAGTGCCACACAAGAATTAATGAATGTGGAAGTGGGAGATGTAATTAGAGTAACAGATTCTGTTCTCAATCTAAATCAAGCCACATTTAGAGTGGTAGCAATGACACTGCAAAATAACAGCACAGTTAGTGTGGAAGGTGTAGAACATGATGCCTCAATATATCCACACATATCAACACCACAAAAAGAAATTGCACCGCAAATATTCAAACCCAACACAGTGTACAATTATGTGAGAACAGCACCACAAAATGCCGCTCCAGAAAATTACAACAACGGTGTTACATCAGCACCACCTTTATTGACCTATCAAATAGCACCACAGGTTAATCAATATTCAATACTAACCACAGGTGCTGGACCTAGCCAGATCACTTTACCATACAATTATCAATTGGTAGATCAAGATTCATTTGTGCTACAACACCAGGAACCATCAAGAAGAACACTGTTTGGTGGTGCCATAGACATACGAACCAATCAAGGGTACGAACCAATCACTTACAACAACACCAAAGTTACAAGAGCCTTAAACATGCAGTTGTTTGTGTCACCACCTGTTGGTTTTTTTCAATTTGAAATGGTGATTGACATTTTTGAAGGCACAAAACATTTAGAAACTATTCCAATACAACTTTTTAACAATATCGCAGTGCAAGGCCCGAGTGGAGGATTATTTGGACCACCAATACCCACAATACCTGAAACAAGAATTAAAATGACATCTGTTATTGTACCTATTCATCCTGCATTCAGTTATCAAATTAGATACAGAAATTTAAGCAGTCAACAAAGATATGTGGTGTTGGGCGACACCAACACATGGACAGGTTTTACCAGTCATCAATACAAA